GATGTCGCAAGTATTGCCAATAAAAGCGACAAAATAACGGAACTAACCGCCAATCTCGAAGTGCATCCAGTCATAGTTCTTTTCTTTACCGAGTGAAATAAATCCGTGTTTATAGAAAATGTCAATCATTTGCTTATACTCAGGACGTGCAAAGCGTGCAGTCTTAGAAGTCTCTTTCAAAGTATTTCGAGCAGGGTCTAAATCAATAGCAATACCCCAAGCGTGCTTACTCCAAGACGTACCGCCTCGCATTTTACGAAAGTTAAAACATCCGCCGTAAAGGTCTATTCCGAGTTCGACAAGGCGTTGATACCCGTAGACTTCTAAAAGTTCGTTAAACACGTTTAAAAACGCATCAGCGACAAGTTTATGGCAACGCATCTTTGTTACCATTGTCTTAGTGTCCCAAGCAATGCGCATTGGGTAGGGTAGTTTGATTGTACTTAAATACGTTCCCGTCTCGTTGGGTTGTCCGTATTTTGCTAAGGCTTGTGCGGTTGTTATCATTTGTCTATTTTTTTACTCCATACAGTTAAACCTATTGCAGTAGCCGAATAAGTAAGTAGCCCGACAAATACAAATTCGTGAACTTTAAACGGCTTGAATAGTGGTATAATAGCGTAAAGAACCGCAATCCAAAACGACGTAAAAGCGGATAGTCTTTTAATAGACCATTTTCCGTTAGGCTTTAAAGTTTCGTTTATTAGTTCTTTTATCATTTGGCAATACGGCTAAAAGTTTTTCGGGTAGGTCTATTCGTGTTTTCGTAGCTTGTCGGAAAGTTTGGGTTTTGTAGCAGTCGTAAAGAGCCGTTTCAACTTTGTTAAGTCGGTTATCCGTGTGCCACAACCATAAGCAAAGAACGCCAGTAACGCCGTATTTTTTTACTAAGGTTACAAACTCAGTCATTAGAAAACCATTACAGAATTATTATATCCGTTGTCATTGTAACGTTGTCCGCAACGTCCCCAGCAAGTACCTACGCAGTCGCAAGCTTCAATTTGTGGGCGCAAATCCGTGTCTTTATTTGTCAAACTTGTGAATTGCGGGTAAAGATTTTTATTAGCTAGTAGGTATTTAATCAAACGTTGTTCGTAGAAGCTGGCTTTTTGTGCGTAATGCTCCATTGAAAACGCAACCTCAGCGCGTGAAACGTTACCAGAATAGTCCCCGAATTGCGTTTGAATACCTTTGTTCTTAAGTTGGTAAGAAAGCCCGAATACGGCATCTTCTGCGGAACGCCACGCGACAACGGGTTGAATAAACTCAACCAACGTTTCTTCGTCGTTAGTTAAAGTCTGCGTATTGTAGGCGTTTAACATGTACTTGTAGAACGTAGTCCCTAGAATTGGTTGAACTCTAAGGTCGCTTTGTGTAGCAATGTATGGAGTTACGTCTGTAACGTCTACGTTAGCCGTAATAGGCGTGTTCGTCTTTAGGTATGTTTCGGTTATAAAGTAGATCATTGCGCAGGAATTTCTAAAGGTGGTAAGCCAGCTAAGGCCCTAATTTCGTTTGGTGTCATTTGTTCAATTACCTTTTGCGCTAGGCTAGGTTCTAAGGCATTTAACGAGTCAATAATGTAAGACGTCTTTTCGTCGCGTTCTACAATGGCGTCGTTAATTATTTGGAAATTCTTAATTGTAAAGTCGGCCTTAAGTCTAGAAATATTTAAGAGTTCCTGAAAGATTTCGGTCACCATTTCGCGCAACGGAATAACGACGTTTTTCTCGAAAATAATGTAGGCTTGTTTAATGTCCGAACCATTACCCAAAGAACCCGACGTGCGAACGCCTAGCAATATAGGGTCAATTGTATGGGCAAAGCAAATTTGCTCGGTGTTTAAACCGCTAGCTTCTTGAAATAGTTTGTCGTTTTGGTTTGTAGGGATGCTTTCGATTTTCGGTAATTGATCCGCAGAGTTAGCAAAGAAGGCCACACCTTTACCAGCGTTGGCAGCTCCTTTCATGCGGTCGATTGTGTCGCGTAATACTTTCTTTTCTTCTTCGCTTTGTGGACGTTTTGGGAACATCATGGCAAAAGCTGGGAAAATACTATTTTGAATGTTCGACTTTGCGAAGTACGAAAGTTCGCCCGAAAGAAAAGCGAAGTTAAGGGCCGAAGTGTACTGCGGTAATGAATAGTAATCTTGTCCGATGCTAGGTAATTCGTAGCTATAAAGTTGACATTTGTCCGTGTTTAGCGGGTGGTAAGGCTTTACTTGTTCTACGTCTATTCTAGAGGCCCAGTCGTCGCACAAATAGTAACAAGTTTTCGTATTGTTAATACGGACTTTTTCAGGGCTTACGTTTTCGATTTTATGAAGCTTACCTTTTTCGTCAAAGTGCAACTTAAAATAAACGCGGTTGTGCATTACTAGTTGTTTAGTAACGGCTTTAACCGACTTTGCTAGGCGCATTTTCTTTTCCCAAGTGTAAAGGTCTAGAAGTTCCTGAGGCGTAAGCTTGTCCGTCTTTAATTCGTAGCCCGCGCCAATAGTTGCGTTAACTTTAAAGTCTACAATTGCTCCATGTAAAGGCGAAGTGTAGTAAAGTTGGTTAAGAGTTTCGGGAAAAAGGTTGTCCTGCCCAAATGGCACATAGCCCGCAATTTGGTAACGTCCGTTTACGTAAGGTAACGACAAGTCACCGCGTCCGATCTTGCCAAAAGGCGTGGAAAAGCTTTGGTAGCCTTCTACTACTTCGGGTTTTTGTTGTCTAAATCTGTCGAATATTCCCATTTTATTAGTCGTATATACTAGAAATTGAACCGCCCGCAACTACTAAGCGCCCCGTTTCTATTAAATTAAGTCCGTTTGTTGTTGTGTTTTCGTCTACAATTATTTGCACGGGGCTTTCGTAAACCGAATACGTGTATTGCCCTCTTATGAGTTCTAGGTCTACGCCTTCTTCTAAAGTAAATAGGTTGTATCTAGTCGGAAAGTTTGACGTATCTAAGCCCGCCCAAAGAATAGGTTCGCTAGCCGTGTTAAATTCGCCCTCAAAGACGAACAAGTAAAAAGGGTCTACTATTGTAGTAACCTCGTTTAAGGTTAAAGCAAACGTATTTATTTCCCCTTTTTCAATGTAAATCATAACAATATTAAATTTTATTTGGGACTTGTTCAAATAGAAAACCCCCTACTAAGAGGGGGTCTACTAGGTTTGGTTGCAAGAAAATTAAACGAGTAAGCCCGCAATAATAGATGGGTCTACTTCATAAGCCAAAGTTTCATTTTCAGCAAGAAGCGTAAGGGAATACTTAGATCCGTCCGCACGGGTAACCCCAGAGCCTTCGCCGTAAGCGCTTACTTGTAAGTAAGGGAAGTACCAATATTTTCCGTTTGCGTCACCAACAACGGCGTTCAAGTACTGCTGGCCAGCGCCAAGAACTTTGATTGCGCGGCTTTTTTCTTGGTCGCGTCGGTGAAACATTAAGTTAATAGTTTGAGTAACGTAAGAAGAACCATTCACTAGGTCAATAGTTCCGTCTTCGGTAAAGCTTCCCGTATTACGTTTGAACTCCAAAGCAACGTAAGGCGCAGTGTGGGTAATTGCGGTAACTTCCCAGTTAGTTCCTGTCTCGTTGGTTGTAATTCCTGTAATGTTATCTTGTTGGTTAATTAAGAGGGTATAAATTCCCCCGCTATTGTTGTCGCATGATTTGAGGATCTCCTCGAGTGTACTACATGACATCGTATAAAATTTTTAAGGTTATAAAAAAGGGCGGCGTTTTATGGCCGCCCCGTATGTTTTAATTGTTGGTTAAATACTAGTCAAAACAAACGTTGTAAACAACAATTTGTGAAGGGTTAGTATAATGGAAACCAGCTTTCAAGTTCGCACGTGTACGAATGTAAGGCTCAGCTACTGAGTCAGAAAGGTTAACCGCTTTCAATGCTTTAGAGTCACCTTCAGCGTCGAACGCGTAGATAAGGTCTGTCTTAAGAGCAAGAACCATAGTGTTAACTGGCATACCCTCAGCAAGAACGATTTTGATACCTAAGAAAGTAGGTGCAAGCGGTGCGGTAACGTAAGTCAAAGTGTTACCTGAAGCGGCAGCAATTTGGTAGTTTACGAAAACGTCGCTAGAAACGAACAAACGAAGGTCAGCGCGCTTAGCTTGAACGGCAGCAGGTGAAGCTTGAAGAACCGCAGTCATGCGAGCCAATACGTTTGAACTATCAATAGCACCTGAATAAAGGCCGTTTACTGCTGTGTCTGCACACAATCTTTTCAAGTAGCCGTCACACAAAGAAAGAACGTCGTCCTCGCTTGTAGTGTCACCTTGCCAACGAATAAGTTCGAGGTCGTTACCGATACGAGCAGCCATTTCAGTCCAGTAGTAAGACATGAAAGAAGCAACTGTAAAGTCGCCGTTTGAACCTTGCGACATTTGCAAAGCAAGAAAAGATTGCTCTAGGTCAAATTGACAAATTTGTGCCATTGCAGAAAGCGCACAAACGTCGATGTCTACTGCGTCGAGGTTGTCGCTAGGTGCAGTAAAGTTACATGTAGACGGCGCGAGGATGTTACCGAAAGTAACGTTAGCCAATTTAGTGGCACTTTTGATGCCTGGCAATGTGCGGTAATTGTCCGCGATGTCTTCGGTTAAATAAGCTTTAGAGTAAAACTCATCTGGGTTAGGACATAACAACGCGTTTGTGTCTACGTCCAAGTCAAATTTTAGGTTTCTAATCATTTTTTTTGGTTTTTATTGTTTGGTTTTTATTTACTTGTTTGATGCGCGGAACGCTTTAAATTTATCGAAAGCCGACATTTTTGTTTCTTTTGCCATTTCCATTTCGTCTTCGATTTCTTCTTTAGCCACGCCGAGTTCTTCGATTTGGTTTTTAAGGTCTGCAATCATGCCGATCAATGCACGCTCGCGTTCTTCGATAAAAGGTGTTACAATAGCTAAGATTGCTTCAGCGTCTGCCGTTGGGTCTACTGCCATTTCGGTTTCTACTTCTTCTTCGACTACTTCTTCTTCGGTTACGCTTGTGTCCTCCATAGCTACTTCTTCGGTCGTTTCTTCTACGACTTCTTCGGCGGCCATTTCGACTTCTTCTTTTTCTACTTCTTTAATTTCGACAACTTGGCCGTCCTTAACTACGTAGATTTTACCTTCAATGAGGTGTTCTCCGTCTGGGAAATTCATATTATATTTAGTTAATTGGTTACTTAATTTCATACCCAAAAAGCCCTCGATTGAAAACCCTAATTGTTCGTCTTTAACTAGCTTGTTGTAATACTCGGCGTCGGTAATTTGAGCCGTTAACATTAAAGTACCTTTAGGAACTTCTATTCCGTAGGTTGTAAGCGCTTTGTCTTGGGTAGGGTTTTCGACTATCCACGCTTCAAGAATGTAAGCGGGAACTTCTTTACTAGGGTCATGCTCTAAGTTAAACACGTTCCTATTTTGTAGGTCGCGCATGAACTTAACGTAGATTTGCTCGATGGTTTGTTCTTCGAACTGCACGTAGTATTCGCCCGCTTCGTCGTCGCGTCGGTAAATTTCCATTGGGATCATTGCGGGCGCGGTTACTCGGTATTTAAGTTCGTCGCTAAAGAAACGTTTTGTAACGTTTGCAAAGGCCATGCCCTTAACTTTTATAGCTGGATTTGAAGTAAAGGCTATTTGTTCAATGCCTAAGTCTTCGCCGTCGGAGTATTCGGGGTCGATTGTTATTTTGTAAATGGGTAAGTCGTTTACCATAACCATATTAAAAAACCCTTATATTTGTTCAAAAAAAACTATGGTAACAATTTGTAACAAAGACATTCCGAACGAGTTAAACGAGTTAACTATTCAGCAGTTCGAAGACATTACGGAAATCCACGCTAATCAAAAGCTAGACAACGTCGAAAAACATCTAGAGGTGTTTAAGTATATGGGCGTTCCTGAGGTCGAAGATATGGAGTTTGAAGATTTTAAAGAAGCAATCCGTCTTTTTAATACGGCGAAAACACCCGAAGGTATCTTATTAAAGCGTTTTGAAAACGACGGCTACACTTACCAAGCCTACGACCAAGACTTTAAGCTTACGGCTAAAGACACGAAACATATTGAAAAGATTTTAGCTAGCAAACACAAAGGGTTTATTTCCGAAGCGTTGGCGGTTATCTTTAAAAGAACGGACTTAAGCAAAACCGAACACTACACGGACGCGCACATTAAATTAAAGTCTAAAATTATTCGTGAAATGCCAGCCGAAGTAGCCGTTCCTTACCTAGTGGCTATTGCCGAAACAATTAACAAACAAGTCGAAAGCCTAAATGAAAGTACCGAAGGGGTGGCATGAGGTTAAGTTGTACCAATTTAAAGAACTTCGGGAACTCAAAGACTCCGAAGGGTTTTTTAATACGCAACTAGAAACGCTTGCAATCCTTTTAGACGTGCCTAGCGACGAATTAGAAGAACTTTCTTTAGACGAAATAGGCGAACTATTCAAGTCCGTTAAATGGGTTCTTAGCGAGCCTAAGAAGGCCCACGCAAGCGAAGTTATAATAGACGGCGACACGTACATTTTAAAGCCGTTTAAGAAGCTTACGCTAGACGAATTTATAGACCTTAACTATTTCTTGACAAACGACTACTTAAAGCATATTTCGCATATTGTATCCGTGTTTTACAGGCGTATAAATAATGATAACTGGGGTAACGTTGAATTTGAACCCTACATCTTTAACCCGTTCGACGTGTTCGATAAGTTCGACGACCTAAATATTACACAAGTTTACGGACTTATTCCTGAGTTCTTAAAGTGGCGCGACGACTTTCTAAAGAAATACGAAAACCTATTTAACCAAGACGACGACGAAGACGACGAACCCTTAGACGTTAAAGAATTTGATAGCCTAGAAGAATACAAGGAAAGTTTAAAGGCCCAAGAACAAGCCAAGAAGTCTAAGAAGTGGGGGTGGGAAAGTTTGTTATTTGACCTTTGCGAAGGTGACCTAACAAAAATAAAGGCAGTCGGTGAACTGCCCTTAATCTTTGTCTTTAATATGTTATCGATGCGTAAGGAAATGGGCTACTTAGAAACCCCGAAATAGTAGATCGTCGGTAAACGAACCGCCTATAGGTTCGAACGTGTAAATAACACTTTTCTTTTGTCCTAAAATATTAGCTACTTCTAAGATAGGGTAACGTTCTGCCATCCATTCGGTGTACTGCTGAAATATTTCTGCGGTTGTGCCGTCAGCGTTTAGGGCTTCGGTAAGTTTTGCGCACAATTCAAAGGCTGCCATGTTACGCGTCCCATTGTTCAAGAACCCGAAATAGTACATAGCTAGAATTTGAATTTCGAGTTCGCCTAGCGCGGGGATTTGGGCATTAATACGAATAGAGTCGTAAAGACTACCCGTGTCAATTAGGGCCTCAGACGCAATAATTTTCTTTAGCGTGCGGGCTATCTTGTTACGCGTCTTGTATTTAATGTTAAATATGCCGTTATTCTTGTACGCCATTTTCTTCGTTCGTGTTTTGTTCTTGCGCTAGCTTTTGTAAATACTGCAATAAAGGCAATCCGTATTTTACGGGCATTTCTTGAATGTAGGCCTCTAGTTCTTTTACGTTTTCTTCGCTTAGATTAATCATACGTCTTAAATTAAAGTTACTCCAATAGCGGCAGCAACGACTTGGTTAACGTAGTTGTTATCTTGCCCCCAAGCTGCGAACTCTTCTTCGGTTAAGGTGTAGTTACCTTGTGAAAGTTGGAGTCCGTCTTCAGTTAGTAGCTGCCAATACGTTGTGCAAGTTGTTGCCTCAGTTGTAAAGTTAAGAACTAAAACGGACATTTGCGTAGCCGTTCCTGCGTTTAGTGGGTATACAATCGGCTCGATTGCTACTCCTTGTGTTGGTTGTGTTTTCATATTTTTATTATTAGATATTTGTCCAAGTTGTTCCGTTGTAATAACTCATTTGATTGAGCGTGGTGTCAAAGACTTGCAAGCCCGTTGCAGGTGATGCAATGGCGTTCTTTTGTGTTGTTGTCATTCGTGGGGGAAGGAAGCCTTTGGTTGTGGATGTTAAATCAAGTAATGCAGATGAACTAGGATTTAATATACCTATTCCAACGCTAGTTCCGTAAACTGATAAAACATCAACATATGTGCTTGGACCCGTTGCATTTTGTATTGTAACTCTAGTTCCTGCGTAAACAGTATTATCAAATCCCGATACAATTCGACCCGATGGTAAACCTACCGTTCCGTTTATTGCGGGTGGTGCTTTAAAATCAATAATTGAAAAAGGAGATGCTCCTCCACTTGCAACTGTTAAGTTAGCATTTACACGAGCAATTGCAATACCATTGTTGTTGTTTATATCTAAACTATTAGCCACCCTCGCAGTCCCGTTAACGTCAAGTCTAAAGCCTGCGTCTGTGGTGGTGCCTATTAAGACGTTGCCCGTTGATGCAACTCGCATTCGTTCAGCTCCGTTGGTAATAAATGCTGTCGTTCCTGAAGCTTGCCTATTTGTTATTTCAAAAATAGAATTTGATAAATCAAATGAAACGCCTGACAAACTATTAGTTCCCGTTCCTGAATTTTGCAAATAAAATCTTGCAGTTGTAGTAGAACTTCTCATTGAAATAACTTGGTCAGTTCCAACAGTAACAGCAACTCCCGTACCAAAATGAGCGTTCCCACTCACCCTCGCAGTACCATTGACGTCTAAACGGAAGCCTGCATCGGTTGTTGTGTTGATTGCTACGTTGCCTCCCGTATTAAAATACGATAAATTTCCCGCAGTAGAAATAGCAAATTTAGTATTATATGAATTGTCTTGTAAAATGAAATTAGTTGAAAAGCCTCTAAATCTTATTAAACCCGATTGAATAAATCCACCATTCAAAAGAGTTATGGAATCTCCACTTGCTCCGTTATCAAATCCCGCTGAGCCTACAACGTGAAGTTGATAAGATGGCGTACTCGTCCCAATCCCCAAGCGGTTGTTAGTTGAGTCCCAAAATAAAGACGAACTCTGCTGCAACACATTCCCCGTACCTTGAAACAATACACGTCCTATTGTACCCGAAGATATCGGTGTAGTGCCGACGGTTAAGCCTGTGGGCGGTAGCGGTATTGCGTCAATGAGTTCTTGACCAGTAATGGACTTAGTAACGTAAGAACCGCCTACAATTGTTGAAACTTCTATTAAATCGGTAGCGTCTAAGTCCGCCCCTTTGGGCGTCATTTGGCTAATTTTCTGCGTTAGGTTCATAACAATATTAAAATTAATTTGGTTCTTGTTTAAGCGGTACGGCGCAGTCTGTCCAGTTGTTTACGGCGTAGGTTGCAGTCATTACCCAACCCGCTGCATAGTCTAGTAAGTCGTTATTTAACGGCTCGAAAGTAGGGGTGTCTACTAGATCAAAAGAATAGTTGTTCGAGTTTATGAAGTACGTGTAAAGGTCGTACAGAATTTGTTGGCAGTCGCTTAGAATTACGTTAATATTCGCGCGGTCTTTTTGTATAATGTCGAAACAATAAATTTCTAGGACAAAGTCGTTCGTGTTTTCGGTGGCTAACGCCGTTACGGGTACAATGTAAACAATCGGATATTTCTCATCCTTTGTAGCGAAGTTGAACATTTGTTCTTTGAAGTCCGACCCTACCTTTTTAACTTGAATATGGTTGTCGTAAAACGTTGTTATTTCGTTTATAAGTGCTTGGTAACTTGTCATAATTCCGAACCTTGTTTTATTTTATTGATTTTACTTTGCGTGTTTGTTATGTCCGTTTCGCTTACAACCGCTTGAACTACAAAGCTAGGCGTAGCGTTTACGCTTTTAGTTTGTCCCGCCGTGTTTAAGTCGTTGCCTTGACCGAATAGGTTAACCTGCGGTACTATTGACGTGGCGCTTGTAGAACTATCCGAAGACGAAGTATTGCTAGATCCCGAAACCGAGCCGCTAGGGTTGCTAAGTAATTGCTTAGCCTTTACCATGTTCGTGGTAATTTGTAAGATACCGCTAGCAAACTGAGCCGCACCCGCTAAGCCACCCGTAACGCCGTTTAAAACGTTTTGTTGTGAAGCCGCTACAAGTCCCGAAATAGCCTTAGCCGTGTCGATGCCTATTTGAATTAAAGCGCTGGCCTTGTTTATTTGTTCGAGTTTCTTTTGGTCTTTTACTACTAAGCTTGTCAAGTTAAGGGCGCTTTGTGCGTAGTCCGAAATTGCTTGTATTCTAGCGTCGCGAACTTGCTTAGCTTGTTCGATTGCGTCTAGCGCGTCTTGCTTTTCTTTTTCTCTAAACCTTTTATTTATTTCTTCTTCTTTTTCTTTTTGTTCTTGAAGCAATGTAGTTGCGTCAACACCATACCTTTCGGCTTCGGCTATTAAGTTTTCGTAGTGGTATTTATTGGCTTCGAGTTCGCGTTGTTGGTCGCTTAGGCCAGCTTGGTAAATTTGTTCTTCTATGGCTTCTTGTCTCAAAGCTTCCGAAGTTAAGAAGTCGCTTATTCCTTTTTGCACTTCTTTTTGTCTAGCAAGTTCTTGGTCGGCAAACGTTTTATTGATTGCAGCAACCTCAATATTTTTAGCCGTTTCTAAGGCCGTTGTATCTTGCTTATATTTCTTAGCTTCTTTAATTAGCGCGTCGTATTTCGCCGTTGCGTCGTCTACTTCTTTTTGTTGTTGTGTTTTACCTGAGTCGGAGACTAATTTGTTGGCCGCCGCTATTTCTTTTTGAATAGCCGTTTTGCCTTCTTTGTACGCTTTAGCCGCTGCCTCTGCTCTAGACTTTGCCGCTTCTGCGTCTTTTTCCGCTTGCGCTTTTGCCGCGTCCGCTTCTTCTTTTGCGGCTTTGTTTATAATAACTTTGCGGTCTATTTGCGCTTGTTTTATTAGCGCATTCTCTTCCTTGAGTTGTTTCTTAAGTCTGGCTCTTTCTTCTTCGGCTAAAGTACCACGCTTATCTTTTAATTCTTTGAGGTCTTTTTCGGTTTGCTTTAAACGTTTTTTAGCTTCACGTTCGGTTACTTTCGTCTTTTCAATTTCTAAGTCCGTCGTTTCTTTTCCTAAGGATTGTGCAAGCTGAATTTCTTG